GATTCCATTGCGGGGGATTTGGAAAACAACTTCATCATTGGTTGCGGTTATTGGGTCTAATACTTCGGTTTTAATTTCCATATTATCAATAGTTGGCAAGGTTTTGACATTAAGAATATCTGGTAATTGGGAACTCATTTTGTATATGTATTATTAAAATATATTATTATTAATTATTTTTTTTTAATTAATAAACTTTTATACTTTTTGAAAAAATAAAAATAGAAACAGAAAAGAACTAGATAAATTTAAGTGGCTATCATAATCCCTTGGGGTGAATATTGAAGAACATTTTTGGAAAGGATGAATGTGAAAACAGCATTGGGTGATTTTCCATCAAGGTCACTGACAATTCTAGTTGCATAAGATTGACCTTTGAAAGATACACCAACGTTTGAAACTCTATCCATAGCAAGGCCAATTCCAAAATTGCGGTCATCATCAGCATCCACACCTTGGGAACGGTTGTTTTCATTTAAAACTGGTCTGTATGGTAGCAAATCATTTCCACCAAAATCCATTAATTGTTTTGAATTCAACATTCTTGAAGCAGTAGATATTGGCTGGAATGCGTTTAAGTAATTCATAAGAACTTGTGTTTCTGGCACATTCTCTTCATTCTGTTCTTCACAATCAAAGTCATAATCAAAGCCAAGTTTTACACCACCACGTGAAAATGAAACTTTCTTAAGGTTGCAAGGTTGGTCATAGTTAGTCCCACTATTATCTGTATTTTTTAACATAGGATTAGCAAAGGCATCACTTCCATAATTATTTGAAGCATTAACGGGAAGGAAGGTATGAACCACACTAAGAACTTGTGAATTAGCCAAATTATAAGTTTGGGTGCTATCACTTGAATTTATCACGGAATAGAGTGAAGACCACGAATTGTATTGAAATGCTCCACTTCCAGCAACTGACAATTGTTGAACTCCTTTTTCATCTGGAACAAGCAAATCACCAGTCAATGAAACATCCTTCATTTCAAAAAAAGCACCACTTGCTGCAGCGGCATCTGCTCCACTTAAAAGTTGTTGGTCACTTGCAAGTTCTAGTTGAACCCTTAATCCATTGATTCCATTTTGTGAAAGTGGAATTGGATTTCCTCCTTGAAGTAATCCACAATATAATGGAATTGAAAATTGAACTTCATTATTGACTAGATTTCCACTAGCACTATTAAGGCCATTCATAAGGGCAGTGACACTTTTTTCTGTCATAAAATCTTGTTGTGTGTGGGTGCTAGAAAGAATAGTGCTGACAAGTCTTCCATATTGTCTAATTGCTTCTAATGATTGGTTGGTTGCTTCACTTGACAACACCACATTCTGGAAGCAACTATGCACCCCAACACGTGATGACAACTGGGCTGATTTACCGCCACCATTAGCATTGTTTAAATCATTGTTATTAACATTAGCCCCCGCACTGGTGTTCAATCGTAGTGTTCCATTAATTCTAACAGAGGATGGCCTAAGGAATTTTGCTTGGGCTGGAACACTAATAGTTATTATTGGATTACCATTGCGGAAAGAATAAGTATTGTTTGAAGGCTGATTGGATGGTAGAACTTCAAATTTCTCAACATTAACGATATTTGGGGAACTCATTTTATATATGTATTATTAAAATATATTATTATTAATTATTTTTTTTTAATTAATATACTTTTTAAAAAAATAAACAACTAGAAGAAATAAAAAAAGTTCTTGGTATGTGATAACAATTCTAATTCTTGATTACACGGTGAGAACATTTTATTCGGCCATAACTTGACCACGGCTTATGGTTATTCTTCTAAGTCCATAAACATAATTATTGAATAGTTTTTGTTCGTTACCATTGGTATAATCAATACGAAGTGAAAGTGTTTGTGTTGATAAGTCCATTATTTGTCCGTATTTAGTCAAACTCCTTGAAAGACAAAAATGGTCTTTGACTAGGTGAAGATTTCTCACGGGTTCATCCACATTTGTTACCGCTTTCTGTAGTTCGCTAATATGTAATGCTTCACTTCCAAATGTTCCATTTGCTCCATATTCCACACTATATCTTCCAAGTGGAACAAGTCTGCTCGGGTAATGATTAGTCCCCCAAATCCATTCGTAATTCTGGGCGTTATCAACAATTCCACTAAGAGAACTATGGGCAAGACTTCTAGCATTAGCCACACTAAGGGGTTGTGAAAAAAGTGATTTTGCACGTTTAGCCAAAGTTGGAATTTGACATTGGAAAAGACCAGCTGTGTTCGCTTGATTATGTCTAAATAGTTCATAACTCATTATGTCAAATGATACACCTTTTTCACTCTGTGCTGCTCTAAGTAATCCTTCAACATATGATGCGGGTGGCTGAACTGATTGACAAACCATTTCAATATTGCTAAGTTCAAATTGTGGTGCTTCTTGGCGGCCGTTTTTGACATTAACAGCACCATCAGTTGGTAAATAGAAATCAAGGGCAACTGCTCTGTCAGCCATTTTGTAAAATAAAACTGAAGTGTTCTGTGTTAATGCGGTTGATGTTCCAACATTATTAGCACGAAGAGGAACATAGGTAATCCCTAGGTTTCCACTATCTTCATAAAATCCTTGAATTGTTCCAAGTTGTTGTTGTCCAGAACCATCGGCATTTCCACCATAAAGAATGTCATTTATCGCAAAGGGGTTCTTTGCTGCAAGCATATCTGTCACGACAGCATAATTTGCGGCGTCTGTTCGTTTCTGGTCACCAACTGCTATGTCGGCAGAAGTCATTTTAATTGGGTCATCTTGTTTAGTTGAAAACTCCCCAAGTAAATTGACATATTGACAACATCTAAGCAAATCATCTGTATCAATTTGAATTCGCATTCCATTCATTGCTGATACTGGAATAATGTTACCTTGTTTCCAGATTCCAGAATTCAACTGGGTTTGGATTTCAACTTTGTTAGTTCCTCTTTTGGTTTCATCTGGTGCTGTAAGCGTAGAACCGCCAGCAATAGCCCTTGCTGCATAATATAGTGTTTGTTCATCACCAGTATTTCCAATGCTATTTTGAACCCCGCTAAATAACTCCCTTTTGTGAATAGTGCTTGGTGTCTGTGTAATATGATTAAGTAGTGACTTATTTGCGTTATAGTCTTCATCAAGTTCAAGTGTTGTAGCATTGTTACCATCTCTATATAATACATTACGAAATAAACTATGAACACCGCCATTTGGGTCTGGAACAAGTTGCCCACGGCAATTCTTCATTTCTAAATCACATTTAATAAATGTTTGGTTAGGGTCAAGAAATCCAGTGAAAGATGGAATATTGATTCTTATTTGTTCGTTTTGTCCCACATTGGAAACCACTTCGGGCTTGATAGCCACTGACTTTGAAGGCACATAGGAATTTGGTTGATTGGCTTTAAACATTTTTTGTATATTATTTAATTATATTTTTTTTTTAGTATTTTATTTTAAACATTATATTCATTAATCTTCATTTTGTTGAATTAATATATGATTGTCACCAATGACTTTTTCTTCCACAAATTGTGATAAATATTCACGTAATGTTTCAATTAAAACACTCACTTCCACAATTGGTTCGTCACATTGGTCAGTATAAATCATATCCAATAACCTAACTATTCCATATGTTGAAATTAATTCCTTTTTATGTTCTAGCAATTCATTTTTAACTTTTTTTAATTCTGCGTCCCTTACTTCATTCATATCCCTTAATTGATTCATTGCGTCAAGATACATCATAGATGACATTGTTTCACTTTCAACTTCAGTTTTCACCATCACTTATGTTTATAATAGGCTTATAAATTAAATCTATTCTTCTAGTTTATAAATATGGTTTTATTCTTAATTTAATGATATATTTTAATTTGTTTTAAAAACCTTTTAAAAAGAACTTACACTTGCGGATTGGTCACTCGCACTGTCAATGCTTGGTAATGCTAAGGAATATTTTTGGGTCAAATTACTTGGTGCAGATGGTAAAGAACCAGTGGCCACGGTTGTAACAACGGGCTGTTTGCTTTTATGGTGAAATAGGTGGGCAATACCCTCACCAATACTAACTAGACCAGCAACGGCCAAAAGACCTTCACCAACAACTGGAATTGCTCCCGCCACCAAATCGCCCAAACCAGAAGTCAAGCCCTTTTCAACAAGTCCTTCCCCAACGTCTTTTGTTACTTGTTCCACTCCTTCTTTCGTTGTTTGTTCCACAAGGTTTTCTGTTTCACCAGCAAGGGGGGCTGGTTCTTCGGGTGCATCTTCAAATCTTTCTTCGGGTTCATCTAAATCTTCAATTGGTGCTGGTGCTGTTGATGATGGTGCGGCATCACTTGAACTAATACGTGGAAATTCTGTTTCTGCTTGAGCTGGTGGGGGTCTATCCATAAATGATGTTTCTTCTACTTCTGGTGTTTCTTCTTGAACTTCTGGTGTTCTTTGTGACAATGGAACATCCACACCACCTTCCGTCCTAATAAAATCAAAGGCATCAGCACTTGAAATGTCATCAGTTGAAATTATTGGTGCTTCACCAGTTTGTGGAACTGAAGGCACATTTTCAGCGGGCAAATTTTCTGGAACTTCATTGTTGATTCCTTCTGGATTTCCTTTATCATTTTTTACTAAAGAATCATTGCTATCACTGGCTTTTGTTTTGTATTTATCATACAATCCTTTAAGGTTTTGTCCTCCTTTATACAATCCTTTCAATCCAAAAGCCCCAGCAATCTCAGCACCACCACCTTCTGCTAGATGTCCGTATTTACTTAAATAATCAGCACTTTGTGAATTCCAATTTTCAGTTGCTAATGTTTGCAAACTATTTGCTTCATCACCCAATCCAGCGGTGTAAGCCTCCTTATGCTGTCTTACCATATCATTGATACGGTCTGTTTCACTTCCATAATCTCCCATAATGTATATATATAATACTTTTATAATAAAATAGAAAAAGTTTTAATTAATTTTTGACAATACTTTTATTAAAAGTATTTAATAACCAAACATAGATGAATATGCCCCATAATCTTGTGCCACTGGTTGTTGTAATATTGGAACATTTGATTCTTGAACTTTTGGTGTGATATTGTTTCGTTGTTGATTTTCCATTTCAATTTTTTTTCTTATTCTATCTTCTAGTTCCTTTTCCTTGGCTGCTTGCTCCATTGCTTGACGTTGTTTATCTTTTTGAATTGCTTTCATCATTGAATCAAATTTATCCATATATTTTAACCAATTGTCAAATTCTGCTTGTTCCATTTCCAAAAGTTCTTCTTGTGTCACTTCTTTTGGTTTTTCAATATCACGTGTAATGTCATTTTTTGTCATTGTCTTTTCCACCTTCTGTTGTGCTTTTTCCATCTTCTTCATTCTCATCTTTTCCAAATTAGCCAATTGCTTTTCTGTTAAAGGTTTTTTTGGCTTAATGCTCTTTACTTTTAAAGGTGGTGGCTCATCAGTAACTTCCAAATTTTTAATTGTTAAATCCGCTTCAATTTCTTCTTGTTTCACGGGTGGTGGTTTAAATGCAACTTTCTTGACTCTTGCGGGTTGTTGAATAAATGGTGATGTTTTAAGGTCTTCTGCTGGTGGGGGCAAATCGGCATTGATTACCTTTAAATCAGCGTCTAAATCGGCACTAATGTCTTCGGGTTCGTCATATTCAATAAATTTAACCATATTTTATCAATATATAACATAATATTAGAAAATAATTTTCGCAAGCATAAATCAAAAAACACGTTTTAAACATTTTGGTCTATAAGTCTTAAGGGGGTTCAACATTATGGGTCAAAATGCTTTTGTTCTCGGCGTGTAAATAATCCTATAAGGTTAATCACACGACGAGAACTTTTTTAAAATCACACAACGAGAACTTTTTAAAACACCCTCATCAAACAGCAGCGGCCGCCTCTTCATCATCACCAACAACATCCACAACCACGTTATTTCTACGATTTAACATTTTTTGATTCTTTTTTGAATAACTGATTGGGGCTTCATATAATAGTTTATTAAAGTTTGAATATGCTTTTGGGTTGTTATTGCTTCCAGTGAATCCGTATAAGTCCATATAAAGAAAACCATATGGTTCGTTAGTTGCTATTGAATAAATCTGTTTCCATTTTTCAACACCATACGTTCCACCATATTCTTCACTTAGTGATTCAACTTGTTTCATATTACTATTTTGTGAAAGTATGACATAATTTGCAGAGGCTCTCACAACTGGTGGAAGATACTTTAACATTTGGGTATTATATAATAATAAGCCAATATTATGATGTCTATATGATGTGGCTATTTTAAACATAAGTGAATTCTTATGCACGTTTGGAAAGGCAATGAAATCGTCAAAAACCAATGCTATTTTTGGTCTAGATGATTTTGGGATTGAATCTTGATAATCAATAATACTTTGAAGGTGGCTATCACTATATTCACTATAAATTGTATCGGCATATTGGTCATAAAGGAATCTAGCAGTATCATCGCCATTACTCATAGTGCTAGAATAAATATAAACTGCATCAAATTTGTCAGCATAGAAATTGGGGTTTTGAAGGTAATTGACTAATCTTAATGTTTTA